TGCCATGATGTATCCTTAAAACACGAGCCAGCGTTGACCGCTGGAAACCGTAACCGACTGCCCCGATGCCACGGTGACAGGCCCAACAGACATGGCGTTGTAGCCCGTGCCGATAGTGTAGCTTGCAGCCACTGTGGTAGCGTTCAACAGGAGGCCGTTGCTTGCTATGACTTCAGACGCTTGCAGTTCGCCCGTGGAGGGCTTGTACAAGAACTTGGCGTTGCTGGTGTACAGCGTGGATGCCGTGCCGCTTGTTGCGGCGGCAAACAGTGGGTATACGTTGCTTGCTGTGGATGTGTCGTTGCTCAGTGCAGCGCCGCCCACAGAGGCCCAAGTAGTGCCGTTGTAGCCCTCAAACTCGGTGGTGGTGGTGTTGAACCGCAACATGCCAGACACTGCGGTAGGGCGTTGGCCCGTCGTGCCCTTGCTGATGGTCAATGCGCCAGTGGATGTAAATGATGAGTCAGAGGACGCCGTAAATCCAGTCGTGCCCAGTACGGTTCCGCTCCATGTCAAGTTTGCCGATGCGCCAAACACGCCGCTGTTGTTGAACTGGATCTGCGTGTTGGAGCCAGCGACCACGCCCGTTCCACCAGCGCCAGCCAGTACGGTCACTGTGCCGCCGCTGTTTTTGAAGTACAGCTTGCCGTCATTGGTATTGAGCGCAAGCTCTCCTGCGACAAGATTTGCGGCCAGCGGAACCGCCGACGCCGTGGCGCTGTAGTACAGCGAGATAGGGGTGAAGCCAGTTGCAGCCATTAAAAAGTACCTCCGAAGATTCCAGTTGTGGCGTTTATCGCCCCGACGACATCGAGCTTAACAGTTGGTGATGCGGTTCCAATCCCCAAGTTGCCTGCGTCTGTAACTCGTAACAGTTCTGAACTGTTAGCGAAATTGTTGATGGCAATATAAGCACCACTTGCACCCGGTCTTAAGATAGTTCCATCTTCAATGTTGTTTGTTAATCTTGGTGTAACTGTTCCTGCAACATTTCGCAAGTTAAATCCGCCAGTAGGACTGTTCCCGCCAAGAGCAGTAACCGCGCCGTTAACATCTAATTTAGTCGCTGGCGAAGAAGTACCAATCCCTACGTTGCCGCTTGCGTCTTTGTAGAACTGCCCGCTGCCCAAGTTGACGATGCCCGTGCCGCCCGTCAGCGTAGTGGTGTAGTCAAGAGATGTAAACGAACCCGTGGAGGCCGTTGTAGCGCCCACAGTGCCGTTGATGTTAATGGATGCCGTGCCAGTCAGGTTGGTGACCGTGCCACTGCTTGGTGTACCCAAAGCCCCACCGTTGACCACAATAGCGCCAGCAGAGCCTACGTTGACCGCCAAGGCAGTTGCCACGCCCGTGCCCAAACCAGTGATGGAGCCGACCGCAGGCGTCACCGTAGTGTTCCCGGCCAGCGTCAGTTGGCCCTGCGCGTTGACAGTGAAGGTTCCGACCTGTGTGGCCGAGCCGTATGCGCCAGCAGTCACCGCCGTGTTGGTGATGCTGAACTGCGTGCCAGTCAGAGTAAGGCCAGTGCCTGCCGTGTAGGCTCCCGCGCCAGAGAACTGAACCCAAATGACGGGGCTTGTGCCCACAACCGTCACGGGGTCGGTCTGCACCCAGCCTGTGTTGGCGTACAGAGTTCCGTTGGTGATGAACGTGAAGTCGCCGCTTGCCATCTCGGCGGCGGTGTCAAAGTCCGTTGCGCGGGTCAGAACGGTTCCGCCCGTGGCCCATGTGTAGATGCCGTTGTTAGCCTGCGTGGCCTCGTTCTTCACCAGCACGCGGTCACCATTGACGAGCGTGTAGCCGTCCAACGTGGTCAGGGCCACCGACAGGGTGAGGGTAGCGCCAACGCCTGCTGTGCCGTTGTTGTAGGTCACCGTGCCGCCAGTGATGGAGGCAAGCGTGCCCGTGGTCGCAGCAGCGCAAGACGCATGGACATGAAGACCCTCGGCCACCGCGTCCACATACTGCTTGGTCGCCAGTTGCAGGGCAGAGGTTGGGTCTTGGGTGACGGTGACCGAAGTTAGCCCACCCAAAGTCAGGCTGGTCGCGCCGAGGCTGATGGGCGTCGTGCCGATGGTCAGCGAACTATTGACCAGACCAGCATTTGGAATGGTCGTGCTGGCGGTCATCGCGCTCGTTCCATTGCCGTACACATAGCCCGTCAGCGTAGCCACACCCGAGCCGCCGCTGGGCACATTCAAAATGCCGCCAAGGGTCACCGCGCCAGTTGTGGCGGTGTTTGGGGTCAGCCCCGTAGCGCCAGCGGTGAAGGAGGAGACCAGTGCTGTACCGTTGGACGCGGCAGTGATTTGCCCTTGGGCATTGACCGTGAAGTTGGCTAGGGTGTAGCTGCCAGCCGTTACGGCTGTGTTGGCGATGGAAATAGTCCCGATGCCAGTGATTGGGCCACCAGTCAGGCCCGTCCCGGTGTTGACTTGGGTTACCCCGCCAGACAGCGAAAACTGGTTCCATCCGCTGCCAGAGTACCCGTAGAACGCGCCTTGGGTGGAGTCGTAACGAATCATGCCAGCGTTACCGGAAGGCTGCTGCGCTGTTGTGCCGACTGGGACGGTCACCGAGCCAGTACCCGGCAGGACGGGATTACTCGCCAAGCCTACGGTTGGGTTGCCACTGATTCCGTTGCCGTTGGTCACGGTGATTTGGTTCGATGTGCCCGTCACGGTGGCCGAGGTGATAGCGCCAGCGGTGGAAAGCACAACAAGGCCGTTGAAGCTGGCATTTGCAAAATTGAGGGCTTGCCCGGTCAGAGAGATGGTCGGGTCGCCAGACACGCCGCTGCCGTTGGAAATGGACAGGCCGCTGTTGGAAACGGCGATAGAACGCGGCGTAAGGGCCGTTGCAGACGTTTTTACTTGAAAGCCAGTGCCAGAGTTCACCAGCGATAACAAAGCGCCTGTGGTGCTGATATTGAACAGCCCTTGCGCACCGCCGTCGGTGATGGTCAGGCCGTTGGTCGCGCCGACATAGCGGCTGTTTGCCAACTGCGGGGTCTGGGTGACCATCAGGTAGGTGTAGGTCTGCGTTGGAGACCCAGCAATTGAGCTTGTGGTGGTCTGTACCGTGACCCCATTTTGGACGATGGGTACGAGTTCAGAGCCAGTAATTGCTCCAGCCTGCGGCAGTTGGGTAATTGTGACTTGTGCGGACATTATGTACTCGTATTGCTAGGTGGGCTGGGTGCAATCGTATCCTTGTTCCCCGTCTGAGTAGGCGTCTGCGTGTTCTGCTCGGTGGAGATGTAAAACTCGTTGTTGCCGCCAGTCAGCAGGTAGTCATCGTTCGCAGCAACGCTTGCATCTGGACGCGGGAAGCGGATGGTGATGCGCTCTGTTTTTCTCGCAGGCAGGCGATACGGGTCAAGCTGGTCTGCGCAGCCTTCATTGCACACCCGCAGGCCGGGGAAGTTGGGGTCATTCCTCATCACCGAGTGGGCACGCTTCATCTTGCACCTATCGCATATGGCGATGGACAGCGTGGAGTTGCCAAGGGTGTCAAGGAAGATGGGCATTACCGTGTGTACACAGAAATGTTGGGGGCGAAGTAGATTGGCGACTTGTCGCGCTCTTCATCCTCGGCCATCGACAGGTACTTTGCGGCCTGCCCTTCAAGGTATTGGATTCGGTTCAAGTCCACGCCGGGCAACTCCTGCGCCATCTGGTGCGCCAACATGCTCAAAACGGCCATGTACCAGCGCTGTGGCACTTCCAGTTCGCCGTACAGGTCGCCCACGTCCATGATTTGGCGCGAGTACCACACCGTCATTTGGTAGAAGGCGTTCTGCGGGGTCGGCCACAGCCAGATTTGCGACTGCGGGATGGTGCGGTTGAACCAGAACTGGAACGGCTGGTTGGCCGTGAAGTTCTTGTTGGGCAGGTTGGTGTAGTCATCGCGGTTCAGGCGTGACATGGTGATTTCGGTGGAGTTGTTGCCGAAGTACAGTTCGCGCAGGCTCAGTGTGGTGCCGCTGTAGGCGCGGATGCGGTAGAAGCCGACGTTCTGCCCGTTGTCAATGTCCGTCCACACCCACTCGTTGTTGACCACGACGATGCTGCCCAAGTCCACGAGGGTCTGCCAAGTGCTTCCGTCAATCGAGTATTCGTAGATGATTGACCATGTGCCAGACGCTGCGGGCAAGAACCCGATGGAGCCAACGTAGATGGGGTTGGCCGTGCCGAAGGTGATGGAGATGTTGCCGTTGGCCGATGTCTGCGTGCAGATGGTTTCCACGTTGTTGTCGTACAGGTTGGCTACCGTGCCGCCAGCAGACGAGGTGTATGAGCCATTGGGCCTGTCCATCCAGCGGTACAGGGCGTTCAGGACATCGTTGCCACCCAGAGGCAGGTCATAGATGTACTTGTCCGCCGTGAAGCCGTAGACCTTCTTGTCGATGGCCCAGTATTGGATGCCGATGTTGATGAGGTTGGACAGCAGGAAGAACAGCGACTCGCGGGCAGACAGCACCTGCTCCGAAGTCAGTTCCTCTGCCAGCTTGCCGCAGCGACGAGCGCCGTGGTCAATCAGGGTCTGTACCGTTATGACGGTAGTTCCAGTGGTTCCAGAGTAGGCCATGTCTTACCAATTTGGAGAAGATTTGTTTTTGGTGGTGGTGTTGACTTGGCAATTGCGCAAGTCAATCTTGCCGCCTTTTTTGAACCCGCCGGGGGTTTCATCACCAAAAAGACTATCCCTCGACCTGCCAGATGAAAATGCCGGGTCTTCTTCTTTGGAAATTGGCTTGTCTTTCTTGGTCATGTACTTAACCGCCGCGCCAATTGCAGGGCGAACAGCGCTTAAAGCCCGTCCAACAGGCATGGCCGCAATTGCAATTTTGCCAGCATCCATGATTGCATCATTCAACGGGCTTTCTCCGCGTTTTGCCCGTTCAAAACCTGACGCCGCGTCTTCGCCAAAAGTTGAATCCCAGCTAGACCTGCTTTTTGGTTTGACGCCGCCCTCTTCAATTGAAGGCTTGGGGTATGTAGCGCCTTGGGTCGTAGTAGGCGGGCCAGATTGCCGACTTACCTTAATCTTCACATTATCCGTGCTTGACTGAATGTCCTCTGGGTCTTTTCTTCGGGCCAGACCTTTGTCCGCGTTCAGCAGGTCGCGCAGAGTTTTGTCGTTGCCGTATTGCTTTTGGAAATCCGCAAGCTCATTTGCGGAGACAACAGCTTTTCCGTTTACGACTTTGCGGTCAGGGTTGGGTTTGTACGCCATGATTGCTCCTTACCAGCCGGGACAATTCCACCGTTGCATCGAAGCCCTTGAGCGGCTTCCCTTCTCGCTTTTCTCAGCTACTGGCCCCATTCGGGCGCAGAAAGAATCGCGTCTTGAGCCACCTTCTGGCTGGGGAGCCTTCA